TTTTAAATGCACAAAGCTGTGTCACTTTTATAAAAACAACTGGCCGGGAACGAACATTTCAATGTGCGAACATGTTGAGGAACACCTAAAGGCTTTTGGCCACGACGACACCGTAGAAAGATGCACGAGAGAAGGATTTGAAATAGGATACTACGAGGCACCGGGATGATTGAAATACAAATAACTGAAGATATGAAAAAGCGAGCTTGGAGAAAGGCTCGCGAAATGGGTGAAATCAATAACTCGATTACAAAAGGCGACGGAAACATTGCCGGATTTTTAGGGGAAGAAGTAGCTAATCATATAATTAAGGGTGACATAAATAACACATACGATTATGATATAATAAAAGATGATGTTACATATGATGTCAAGACAAAAAGATGCACTAGTGAACCAAGACCCTATTACGAATGCTCCGTTGCCGCTTTTAACACTAAGCAAAACTGCGACTATTATGTTTTTGTTCGCATTGAAAATATAAACCGCAGATGGACAAGAGCTTGGGTTCTTGGAGCTATGTCTAAACAAGACTATTTTGATGGTGCTAGGTTCTTAAAGAAGGGACAAAAGGACGGCAGCAACGGATTTTATGTAAAGGCAGACTGCTATAATATGGAAATTAAGAAACTAAAGTCTCTGGAAAAACTATGCCCGCAAAACTAATAGACCTAAATAAAGAGTTTCATCTGGGAAATTACTTCACCTTAGAGACAGCCGAAAGGCTCGCTAGGCTACTTAGCGACGAGTTTAGGGTAATAGTGAAGTATGATCTTGGTACAGAGCTACCAAAATACAATGATGATAAATTAAATATTGTAATTTCAACTTCGAGAGAAACTCACGACACGCCAAATGAATTTTTCAGAAACGATGTATTCCTAATATTCCAACACTACTTCATGCTTGACGAATGGGGATACCCAATACCCAATCCGTTGGTATACCCATTGCCTCTTGGAACATTTAGAGATGTCAATCCAACGCTCATAAAACCACTGTCAGAAAGAAAATATGATTTTTCTTTTGTTGGACAAATTCCTGACACCGGAACAAGGGATTGTTTCAAAAGACACCTAGACCAAATAGTGGAAAAGTCTAATGGAAAATTTAAGTTCTTTGTGAAGTACACAGACGGCTTTTCACAAGGCTTAGAAGCCGAGGAGTATAAAGAGATACTTTCCGAGTCAAGGGTCTCCCTGTGTCCACAGGGAGCGCATAGCGACGAGACCTTTAGGTTCTTTGAATCAATACTAATGGGAGCTGTGCCGCTAATAGAGAGCCTTCCTCGTTTGTGGTATTATGAAGCCGCTCCACACTTCAAGACAAAGTGGAGAGACTTAGACAGAACGTTATCACAGGTATTAAACTTTCTACAAACCCCAAAATGTCGCAAGTTCTTGTATGAGGTTGCGGACTATTGTAACAATGTATTGACACCACAAAACCTAGCAGAACACTTGAAGTCAAAGGTTGAGGTGGCTAAAACAAACTTGAAATCAAACAAAAAACATCTTGAAGATATTAGAAAGAAGTTGAATGAACTGGATACCATTTAATTGTAAAACACACTTTAGTTTGCTTAAGGCTTTTTCAAAATGTGAAAAGCTGGCTGAGAAATGTAAGGAGCGTGGATATAAAGCGTGTGTCATGGCTGACATCGACTGCATTTCAGGGGCGATGGAGTTTCACGACTCTTGCCGCAAGCATGGCGTTAAGCCAATCTTGGGGTGTGACTTTGGAAGTTATATTTTGATAGCCAAAAATAAAGCGGGATGGTTTGACCTAATTAAAACGGTTTCACATGACGGCCTTGAGATACTTCAGGAATTGGCTAAAAAGGGAAATTTAATTTGTGTAACGAATGAGCCTCAAAAGGGTTATCAAAAACTTTTCGGTAGGAACTATTTTTCGTATGGCTACCAAAGTCGTGGCGTATATTACGTAACGAAAGATGAGGCTGAAGCACATAGGGTTCTCTTGTGCTCAGGAATGAAAACAACACTCCCTAAAATACAAAAACTTATAAAGTCTGGGGAACAGGTGGACAACCATAAGTTCTTCACCACAGACGACTTTTATCTACCAGAACCACACGAGATAAAAGATTCAGAAGAGGAGATTAAATTACTCAATAAGATCTGTGACATGTGTGAAGACTATGAAATAGCATCAAAGCCAATGTTGCCAAAGTTTGAGTGCCCAGACGGACTAGACGAAGACGAATATCTAACAGATCTTTGTCGTACCGGCTGGAAAAACCGCCTAATTCCACATGGTAAAATTTCAGACCCCGACAAAAAAGAAGAGTATCTACAGAGGATAAAGAAGGAACTTGATGTTATTTTCAAGGCAAATCTTTCTGGTTACTTTTTGATTGTGCAAGACATTATCAACAGTGTTAAAAAACGAGGATGGCTTGCTGGCCCCGGACGAGGCTCTGCCGCTGGATGCTTAGTATCTTATCTCATTGGTGTAACCGAGGTTGACCCCATAGAATACGATCTTATTTTTGAAAGATTTTACAACGAAGGAAGAAACACAGATGAATACATCTCTCTTCCAGATATCGACATGGATGTTCCAGCCGAACATAGAGACGAAGTAATTGACTATATTAAAGAAAAATATGGGCAGGATAAGGTTGGACAGATGATAACATTTGGTAGACTACAAGGTAGAGCTGCACTTAAAGAAGTCTTAAGGATCAACGATGCTGTTTCGTTTATGGAAATGAACAGAATAACGGATGGCATTCCCGACGAAGCAACAATATCCGATCAGCTTGAATTGATGGAAGATAGATCAATAATCAAGTGGACTCTGGAAAACGAGCCTGACGAGCTTAAAAACTGGTGCTCAATGGATGAGGATGGAACTTTAAGTGGGTCACTCGCCCATCTGTTTGAACAGGCAATCAAAATAGAAGGTACAAATAAATCACAAGGCAAGCACCCTGCTGGAGTTATTATCTCCAAACACAATCTTGCCGACGCCTGTCCAATGACATTAGACAAAACAGGAGACCCTGTTGTTGCTTTTGAAATGACAGCACTTGAAGCTCAGGGACATGTAAAGTTTGATGTTCTTGGTATCGACTTACTTAGCAAGATAATGGATATTGCAAATGAATAATAAAATCTCATCCCCAAAACAGGACTACATGTCTGTAATCTTTTCTGGGTGTTCAATAGAGGCAAATGGTGTTTCTATATGTAATTTAAATGATTTCGTCAACGGGCTTTATAATGGTAGAGCAAGATATCAGGTTTGGTCTGACAAGCATAGAATCTATGATATATTCTACAACCTAAATGAAGCTGTAGACAAATTTTTGGAACTTAAAAATAAAGGTTATTGAAATGGCGAACTTTAGAGACATCATCGTATTTGACTTTGAGACCGGTGGAGCAAACCCATACACTTGTCAACCTACGCAAATTGCTGCGGTTGCAATACACGCTAGAAAACTTGAACTCCAGCCCGGAGGTGAGTTTAATAGCGAGATGAGACCCATCATTGATGACGACAAAGCTATTGAGGCCGGTGTTGCCCCGCTAGAAGATAAGGCTCTGGAAATCACAAGAAAGACCAGAAAAGAACTGGCCAAAGCCCCACTCCCTAAGACCGTCTGGAAAAAGTTTTCCAAGTTCTGCGATCAATACAACTGGAAAAATACATCTTACTACGCACCAATCGCCGCTGGCTACAATATCAATGGATACGATATGCCTATTGTCGAGCGATTATGTCAGCAGTATGGCCCGATTGACGAAAAGAAGGGTCGTCAAAAAATCTTTAACCCAATCTTCACCATTGATGTCATGCAACATATTTATTGTTGGTTTGAAAATAATCAGGACGTTAAGGGTTACAGCATGGATTACATGCGAGACTATTTTGGAATGAGTCAAGAGAGCAAAGACAATGCTCATGACGCACTTCAGGACGTTAAGGATACGGCAAATCTGATGATTAAGTTTTTGAAGTTACAAAGAAGCTTATTGAAAAAAGTAAAATTTGAAAAGGCGTTTGCAGATGGAAACGTGTACGTATAAAATCTGCGCTAAATGTAAACGAGAAAAACATATATCTAGCTTTCGAGTTTGCAGGCTCTACAAAGACACCTCCAGTGGCGAATATGTAAGATCGGAATGTAAGGCTTGTGAAAAGTTAGCCTCTAGGCAACTAGCCCAAGCAAGAAAAGACGCTCCGCCAAAACCTGAGCATTGCCAGTGTTGCCACAAGAGAACAGACCATTTCGTCCTAGACCACGACCACCAAACGGGAGAGTTTCGGGGCTGGTTATGTAGAAACTGCAATCAGGGCATAGGTAAGTTAGGAGACAATATTAGCGGCCTACAGAGAGCAATTGATTATTTGAGGAAAGATGATGTTTAATATTAATAATTTTGAAGACGAAGCGGTTTGGGATTTAATTTGTGACGGAAAAACCAAGGGTGTTTTTCAGCTAGAGTCAAGCCTAGGAAAGCACTGGGCTAAACAAGTAAAGCCCAGAAACATTAAAGAGCTTGCCGCCTTAATCAGTTTAATTAGGCCCGGATGTCTTAAGGCTAAAGACGCTAGCGGTAAAAGTATGACACAGGTTTACGTAGACAGAAAGTCCAACAAAGAGCCTGTAACCTACCCCGACGATTCTCTAAAGGAAATACTTTCTGAAACCTATGGGGTGCTCGTTTACCAAGAACAGTCCATGAAAATCGCACAAAAGCTTGCGGGATTCGATCTAAAAGAAGCGGACGCTCTGCGTAAAGCGATTGGTAAAAAGAAAGCCGACCTGATGGAAGAGGTCAAAAAGAGTTTCTTAGAGGGAACCTCTACTAGTGGACTTGTGACCGACGAGGTTTCCGAGGAGATCTTCTCTTGGATTGAGAAGTCTAACCGATACGCATTTAATAAATCTCACGCAGTTTCTTATGCGATAAACGCCTATTGGAGTGCCTATTGTAAGCTCTACAGGCCAATATCTTTCTATGTGTCGTATTTAAATCATTCCGACCGGAAACCAGATTCCCAGAAGGAATTGAAGGAGCTTATTGTAGATGCCAAGTTTTCAGATATTGAAGTATATCCTCCACGACTAGGACATCTTCACACTGACTTTTTCCAACAGAAAAGTGTATTTACTTTGGATTAAGACACATCAAACATGTGGGCAAGAATGAATGCAAGAAGATTGAGGACATATGTGAACAGAATGATATTTCTGGATACTCTTGGATGGATGTTCTGACCAAGGTTATACATGCGGGAAGGCTAAATAAAAGATCTGTTGTGGCATTAATATCTGTAGGAGCATTTAACGGTAAAAACAACAAAGTAGATAGGCAAAAAATGTTGTATGAGTATGATAGTTGGAGGGATCTCACATCTAGGGAGCAGCAGGCAATAGTAGATCTAAGAGATGGTTTCGATCAAGGTGATACGTTATCTCAGTGCATATCAGAAATGATAAACACCACAAAGATAAATAGCAGAAGAATAACTACAGTTCTTGACATAAAGAACATGCTAGATAGCCCACCTTATCAGCTAAAGGACAATATACCTTCAATAGCACAAAACGAAACAGAGTATTTAAGCTATTCATTGAGCTGTAGCAAAACTGACGCTTTTGATATAAATTTTGCAAGTTCTTTGTGCAGAGACATAGCTAAAGGTACTATAACAGGTAAGACAAGACTTGCCGCGCAAATAAGCACGATTAGGTTGTATAAAACCAAAAGAGGTAAAAATCCGGGTCAGTTAATGGCTTTTGTTACTGCTGAGGATAGCAGTGGCGAGCTAGACTCTATAACCGTTTTTCCAGAATGTTATAGTAAGCACAAGGATGTACTCGTTGAGGGAAACACTGTCTTGATGACTGGAGAAATATCTAAAAGAGAAAACAGCTCACTAATAGTGGATACGGTTTCTCAACTTTGAAAGGTTTAGTATGAACAGATGCCACTTTCTAGGTAAGCTAACCGGCGAGCCGAGACTAAAAAAATCATATAATAGTTTTTTTGTAAATTTTGACTTAGAGGTTGAGGAATACAGAAGAGACAAAGAGGGCACAAAAAAGAGGAGAACGGACATTCTCACCTTTGAGGCTTGGGATAGCGCCGCTAAAACAATCAAGAAACACGCACAAAAAGACGATATCATCGTAGTAGAAGCCATTGCCAGAAATCAGTCTCCCTCGGATCTAGATAGCGTGCTGTTTAGAGTTACTAACTTTAAGATTATACCCAAGAAAAGGTCTTAAATAACTTATGAACAGAAAGAAAAGAGTTCTTTTTTGCTCAGAAG